TCGCGGGGTGTACGAGATCAAGCCGGAATCGCTCTTGAGCCTGCGGACATCGCTGGCGGCGGCCCGGCAACACATGGAAAGGATTTCACGATGACAATTTCGATTCGCAAAGCGAAGCGGTCTGCAACCAAGATCAAGGCACTGCTGACAGGGCCGAGCGGAGCCGGGAAGACATACGGCGGCCTTGTCATGGCCAAGGGGCTGGGCTGCAAGAACATCGTCGTCATCGACACCGAGCAGGGGTCGAGCGACCTCTACGACACGCTCGCCGACTTCGGTGTCATCGACCTCGCCCCGCCGTTTACGCCGGAGCGATACATCGAGGCCATCCAGACGGCGGAGCAGGCCGGGGCCGACTGCATCATCATCGACAGTATTTCGCACGAGTGGAACGGCAAGGGCGGCTGCCTTGAGCTCGTGGACGAGATCGCCAAGGCCAAGTTTCGCGGAAACACTTGGTCGGCCTACTCGGAGATCACGCCGCGGCACCGGGCCTTTATCGACGCGATGCTGCGGTCGAGTGCCCACATCATCGCGACCGGGCGAGCGAAAACGGAAACAGCCCAAGTCGACGACGGGGGCAGGAAGAAGGTCGTCAAGTTGGGCATGAAGCTCGAAAGCCGCGACGGTGCGGAATACGAATTCACGCTCTGCCTCGACATCGTCCACGACGGCCACTTCGCGGTGGCAAGCAAGGACAGGACGGGGCTTTTCGGCGGCGACCCGAAGCCGATCACGGAGGAAACCGGCCGACGGCTCGCGGCGTGGCTGGCCGGCGGCGAGTCTCGCCAGCCGGAGCCGGAGGCCAAGGGCGACGACGGTCTTTTCAAGAAGGCGGCCGACGCGATCGACGCGGCCGACTCCGTCAAGAAGATCGCTCCGATCTCGAAGCGGATCGACGCCCTGGTGGCCGACGGCACGCTCTCGAGCGAGCAGTGGTCGGCACTCACCGACAAGGTCGACGCCAAACTCCGCGAGCTGACGGAAAGCGAGGCTTCGAATGTCTGAGCACTACGAAACCTTCGTTTCCGTCGCCATCGACTACCTCTCGCAGCGGAGCGTCTCGCGACACTACTCCGAGAACGTCACGCGGATCGCGACGCGGGCCGGGGCGATCTCAACGGAGCGGGTCAACGCGTTCCTCAAGGGGCGTCTCGAGCAGGTTTCCACCGTCACGGCCAAGGCCGAGCGGGTGGTGCTGCTCTCGCTCTGGCGGGCCGCCTACGAGGCCGGCAAGGTGAACGACCCGCCGCGAGGCGTGTTGCGGATCAAGGCGAAGCGGCCGCCCACGCGGGCGTGGACCGTCGAGGAAATGCGGCTGGCCATTGCCAAGACCGACGAGGTCCGCGGGCGAACACTGCGGAACGGAGCCGATCTCGGCGCGTTCCTCAAGTGCTGGTTGCTGCTTGGCTACGAGAGCGGTGCCCGGCGGGGCGACATCTTTTCGTTCACAGGCCAGCACCTCGACGGCGACGTGCTCCGCTGGACGATGGCGAAGACGGGCGACCCGATGACCAAGCATCTGTCGCCGGCCTGCCTGCGGGCCTGCCGGGAAATGCTCGAGCAATCGCCCGATGGCAGCATCTTGGCCTGGGTCGTCCAGCGGCGTCGTGCGGCGATTCTGCTCAAGGAGCATCTGGACCGCTGCGGCATGGTGGGCTCGAGCAAGTTCCTGCGTCGATCTGGGGCGACCCATATCGAGATTGAGTCGCCGGGCCTTGCCACTCGCCATCTGGGTCACAGGACGGCGGCGCTCGCCAGCCAGGCCTATCTCGATTGGGGCCAGATCCGCAAGTGCAGCCCGCAAACCCCCGTGCTGGTGGCGTCATGATGAACGACATCGAAAAGTCGCCGGCCAACCGGACGTTCCGCGAATTCATCGAATTCGAGGCGTCGCAGCACGACCCGCTCGACCGCGAGTTTGCGGTCAAGCGTATGTGCGGGCCGCGGGCCGTGAAGGGCTCGCCGCTGCCGCTGCCGGAGCTCACTGACGAGCAGATCGTCAAGTATGCGAAGTGGTTTTATCGCCACCTGCTCGATCTGCAGCAAACGATGGCCGACGACGACAAGGGGACGTGGAAGCTCACGACCGTAAACGCGTGGCTCGGCGCCCGCTCTGCGATCCAGTGGGCGGCAAGGATGAAACCAGAGGAGGAATCGGATGCTGTGGCATGACCGATCGCGGTGGCAGGCCCGCCGCGAGGAGCAAGCGAAGAAGGTCGAGACGATGACCGCGTTGATTGAGTCGTACAAGCGTGGCGAGCTCTCGTACACGCGGCTGGCAGACAAGATCGACGAGGTCGTGAACGGGGAAACCGACAGCATCGTGCGGGTCGGGGAAGCACACAAGTTGGAGATCAAATCATGAGCATGGATTGGACGACGTTTTTCACTGACGAGGAGCCGCGGCAAGGCCCGTCGGCCGTTGAGGCCGATCTGCCGATCCTGCCGGAAGGCACGCACACCGGCGAGATCAAGGTCGCGCTCATCCAGCAAAAGGAATGGGCCAAGAGCGACATCAACCCGAATGGCGAGTGCCTCACGGTCAAGGTGGCCGTGACGAACTACCGGCCGATCTGGGAGTCGATCCCCTGCCACTACACCGGCAAGGTCGCCGCCCTCTGCCGGGCCGCGAGGATTGAGCCGCCGACGAAGACGAACCCGAAGTTCGACGAGTCATCCCTCGCCGGTCAGTTCGTCACGTTCAAGAGCCTGCTCGCGATCTCCAAGAAGGGCAACGAGTTCGTGAAGGTCGAGCAGTGGCAGCCGAGCACGGCGCCGCTGCCGGCCGCGATCAAAAACGCCCCGTCGCGCAAGACGGCGGCGGCCAAGATTTCAGCCGAAACGCCGGGGGATGACATTCCATTCTGAGCCGCAAAGCCCCGCCGTGGGCACGCTGAAATCATGCAGCGTAATCGGTCGCCTAGCCCTGTTGAGGCGTATATCGCGGGGCTGCCAGCAAGCGGTTTTTACCTTCCGCCGCGGTGCTGGCCGGATGCCGCACGTTACGCGGCCAATACACGGGAGAAGACCAATGCCGACGTTCGTGGAAGCCAATTGCGATCTGCCGCTGTTCGCAGCGTGTCGCCGCAGTGATCCGCCGACGAGCCGCGTGGCCGCGAGCATGGCCGGCGGGCTGCGGGCGGACCATCAACGGAAGATCCTTGACAGTCTTGGTCAAGGCCCGGCGGGTGCAAGCGAGATCGCGGCCCGGTGCGGCTTGGACGCTCACCAAGTCGGCAAGCGTCTCGGCGAGCTGGGCCGGGCAGGGTTGATTCAGACGACCGGCCGCACCGTGCGGTCGGCGACCGGGCGGCCGGAAAGGGAATGGACGAAGGGAGTCGTCGATGGCCGGTGACATAAATTCAAAGTGGAAGCAGCAGAGGGCCGGGCGATTCAGCGTTCTTTACAGAGACGGATTCGCGTGCCGCTATTGCGGAGCAAGGCCTGGGTCAGAGTCACTCGAGGTAGATCATCTTGTGCCGCGCGCTCGAGGCGGGAGCGACAACGACGAGAACCTCGTAACGGCCTGCAAGACCTGCAACCGCCGAAAGTCCGACGCGATTATTTTCCCGCACGATCTTGTGGAGAAGGCTGACGAAGAAGACGGCTTCTTCGTACACAAGACTTTTGGCCTGTGGTCGGTTGTGTTTTCCAGCCAGATCATCGGTGTCGAAAAGCAGCGTTACGGATTCATCGAAGCGCATCGCCTTTACAGAGAGCCGAAGTTGATTGAGCACCTGTACCGAAAGCAATGGGCTAGAGAAGACTACGAAGACATGGAGCGTGCGTTTTTTTGCGTTTGCCGATTGGTTCACGACAGGAGGTCGACCGATGGCCGGTGAATGGATCGCAATGGACGTTGGCCTGCCTGACAAACCCGAGGTGCAGGAGCTCCTCGATCTGACCGGCGAGTCGGTGGAGGCCGTCGTGTTCCGGCTTTACCGTCTTTGGGGCTGGGCCGCCCTGCACTGCTCTGACGGTACGGCACGAATGACCATCCCGAGGCTCGTGCGGACGTGCGGGGCCGACGAGGCCTTCTGGCGTGCCGTCGCGGCCGTTGGCTGGCTGGAAATCGACGAGGACGGCGGCACGGTTGCCGTGCCCGGCTGGGACCGGCGTTTCAGCCAGGCCGCGAAGGCCAGAATCCAGCACCAAGACCGGGCAAAAGCCCAAAATGAGCGGGATCCAGACCGCCGGAAGCGTCCCGAGGCTGCCTGCGCTCAAGCGCAGGAGTCGCCTGCGCCGACGCGCAGTAGAGGAGATAGAGGAGATAGAGGAGAAGTTCCTCCTCCTCCGCGTGCGAGCTTCGCAGACTTGCGGAAAGCCTGGAACGACGGTCCCGGCCAGAAGTGGAAGCCCAACAAGCCGCCAGACGGTGCCGAAGACCGCCTCAACGACCCGGAATGGTGGCCTATGGCCGTGGAAGCGATCCAGCGGCTCCGCACGGCCAAGTATTTCGATACCCCTCCAACGCTGATGCAGTTCGTGGCCGAGGGCTTCGTGGAGCGGACGCTGGGCGGCCAGTACGACGCCGGCAAGACCTCGCCGCGGCCCCCCGGTGGCCGCGGCCGGCCGGACGATAGGCCGGAGGCCAAGCCGTTCGTGGGCAAGGACGCTGACGATTTCGAATACACCCGCCGCCGCGAGCTCGAGCGGCTGGCCCAAGCGAAGGCGGTGAGCTGATGGGCGGCCTGCGAATCGAGAAGATGCCGAAGGGCGCCGACGGCCGCGTGGCACCGACGCCGAGGCAGCGCGAAATACTCGACGCCGGCATCCGCTTGGCGGCGGCTGGCTATCCGCCCACGCTCCGCGAGTTGGCCCAGGCCGTCGGCATCCGTTCGCTCAATGGGCTGCGAGTGCAGTTGGATGCGTTGCGGCGCAAGGGCTGGGTCGATTGGCGAGAGGGATGCGCTCGTACACTAAGATTCATGTAGAGGAAATCATGGGACGTAGTTCGAGAGAAAAGGGAAAACGCGGCGAGCGGGAGTGCCGCGACGAGCTCCGCGAGGTGCTGGGCCTGCCCGACGGTGCGGCCCGGCGGGGCTGCCAGTTCCAAGGCGGGCCGGATTCGCCGGACGTGGTGCTCGACGGGGTGCCGATCCACGTCGAGGCCAAGCGGACTGAGCGGCTCTCCCTCTGGCCGGCGGTCGACCAGGCAGGCCGCGATGCAAAGGCCGGCTGCGTCCCGATCGTGTGGCACAAGTGCAATCGGCGTCGTTCGGTCGTGATCGTCGAGACGGCGAGGCTTTACGACCTCGCGGTGGCCGTCGTTGAGGCCGCAAAAAAGCCTAGCCCCGCGGAGCCGACCTAGTGCCGGTCAAAAGCCAGCAGGCCATAGAAAACCGCCGCAAGGCGACGCTCGAGCGTGGCCGGGCGACGACGCGGCTAGGGGCCGACATCGGCGAGATCGCCAAGCCGGTCAACCCAGAGCGACGCGAAGCCTGCCGGCTCGACCTCGCCCGCTTTCTGGTTGAATACTTCCCGCAGTCGACCGGCCTTTCGCCCTTCTCCGAAGACCACAAGCGAGTCATCGGCCGCATCCAAGACTGCATCCTCCGCGGCGGGCGATTCATCAACGCCGTCTACCGTGGCTTCGCCAAAAGCACGATCTCCGAAAACTCTCTGCTTTGGGCCATGCTCTACGGCCACCGGCGATTCGGGGCGATCTTCGCGGCCGAGGCCGACCTCGCCACGAAGGCCATCACGAGCATCAAGCTCGAGCTCGCCGAGAACGATCTCCTGTTCGAAGACTTCCCCGAAGTGTGCATCCCCGTGCGGGCCTTGGAGGGGAAGCCGCAGCGGTGCAACAGCCAGACGTTCAACGGGAAGCACACGCATATCCGCTGGCAGGCCGATAGCGTTGTCCTGCCGTCGATCCCGGGCGGCGTGGCCAGCGGCTCAATCATCATGAGCCGCGGCCTCACCGGCTCGATCCTTGGCCTGCGCCACAAGGCGCCGGACGGCACCCAGCTCCGGCCGGACTTCGTGATCGTCGACGACCCGCAGACGAGAGAGTCGGCGGCGAGCCCGATGCAGTGCCAGAAGCGTCTCGAAATACTCTCCAAGAGCGTGATGAAACTGGCCGGTCACACTAAGAGCATCGCCTGCGTGGTCAACGCGACCGTGATCGCGACCGACGATATGGTCGACCAGCTCCTCGACCAGCGGAAATACCCGGCGTGGCAGGGCGAGCGGATTCCGATGGTGCGGAAGTGGGCCGACAAGCACGAGGAGCTCTGGCTCGGAAAGTACCGCGAGACCCGCAACACGTTCGACAAGGATCGCGTCGGCGACCAGGCGAGAGCCCACCGCGAGGCAAACGAGTTTTACGAAAAGAACCGCGAGGCGATGGATGCCGGATGCCAAGTCTCGTGGGCTTCCTGCTTCGACCCCGATAACGAGCACTCGGCGATCCATCACGCGTACAACGCTCTGATTGACGACGGCGAGGCGGTCTTCGCGAGCGAGTTTCAGCAGGTGCCGCTGGCCAACGAGGCCCAGGCGTCGGGGCTCACGCAGGACGACGTTCGCGGGCGTGCGATCGCGGTGCCGCGGTGGATCGTCCCGGCGGGCCTCGAGACTTTGACCGCGTTCATCGACGTGCAGGAAAAACTCTTGTATTGGGCCGTGGTCGCCTGGGGCCAGCAACTCCGCGGGCATCTGGTGGCCTACGGCGTCTACCCAGAGCAAAACCGCACCTACTACACGCTCCGAGACGCCCGCAAGACGCTGGTGAAGGCCGCGGGCGGCGTGAGCCTCGAGGCGGCGATCCACGCGGGGCTCGAGAAGGTGGCCAGCGAAATACTCGACCGCGAGTTTTCGCGTGAGTCTGACGATGCCGTGCTCCGCGTCTCTCAGGTTTTCGTTGACGCGAATTGGGCGCAGACGGCCGGCGTGGTCCGCGACTTCGCCCGGCGGTCGCAGTGGGGGCCGCGGATCATACCCACCCACGGCCGATTCGTCGGGGCCAGCGGGTCGACGCTATCCGACAAGAAGGCCGAAAAGGGCGAGCGGGTGGGGGCCAACTGGCGGACGAGCACGATCAACCGCCAGCGGCACGTCTTGTACGACACGAATTCGTGGAAAACCTTTTTCGCGGCCCGCTGCAAGCTGCCCATCGGCGATCTGCAGGCCTTCACGGTCCACGAGGGCCGGCACGAAATGCTGTGCGAGCAGTTGGCGGCGGAGTATCCGACCCGCGTCGAGGCCAAGGGCCGCGTCGTGGACGAATGGCGATTGATCCCAGGACGCGACAACCATTGGCTCGACTGCTGCGTTGGCTCGGCCGTGGCGGCGTCGTTCACGGGGATCTCGGCCGTGGGCGTTGACGCCCGGCCGGGGGTGGTGGCCAGCCGGACCGTGTCCCGCGAGGAGGCCGCGAAACGTCGGGCGGAAATCATGGCCAAAATGCGTCGCTAAATCTGGCGTTGACGCATATGCAGGCTATGGCAGTCTGCGGGTGGACAGTTTCCCCCCAAAGGAGATCCACCATGCGTTTCTTGATCGCGTTCGTTGCCCTGCTTGTCGCCTGCCCCGCCCTGGCTGAGACGGTCGTCACGACGACGACCATCACGATCACAACGGCCCAGACGGAGGCCGAGGGCATGGCCCGCACAGGCATCCTTCGTCACTGCGGCCGGAACGGCGGCCGTGCGGAGGGAATAGGTTTCTCGACCGTGAGTGCCGACCATGCCATCCGCAACTCCTGCTACTGGGGCCAGCGAAAGCCTCGCGAGATCGGCGTCGCCCGCGGCCCGCGGGGCTGGTACGCCTGCGTGAGATACTGGTGATGAGCGGCCCTCTCATCGCACTCACTGGATTGATCTATGCCTGGATTGCCGTCGACCAGTTTTGGCGCGGCAATCCAGGCATGGGCATCGCCTACTTGGGCTATGCCGTTGCCAACATCGGGCTTTACCAGCTCGCTCGTTGAGGACGACCTCGACTTCAACCCGTTCGACGAAGACGACGGAACGATCGGCCTAATCGTTTTTGCGTAGGCTTGGCCAGGATGCCGGGTGTACGGTGGTACACTTATGGGTAGGCGCGGAGGGACCGCGTCCACCTGCCGGAGACTGCCTCTTGGCCGACAACGACGACGTGATCGACGCTCTGGCGGCGAATCTCGCCCAGCCCCGTCGCGCCCGCACCGACGCCGGTGAAGTCGAGCAGCACGAGCTCGACCGCCAGGTGGAGGCCGCCAAATTTGTCATGCAGTCGCGGGCGGCTTCCGTGTCGCCCTTCAAGAGCCTGCGTATGGCCCGCATCCAGTACCCGGGGGCCACCGGCTAATGGGGCTGTTCTCCAAGCTCGTCGGGCCGTCGAAGCGGACGCTGCAGGCGACGATCGCCGCGCAGCAGGCCGCTATGTCGACGCTGGTGCGTGCCCGCTACGAC